GCTGCGATAAGTCTCCGTGTATGAAATGTATGATGGCTAAGTCAGCCTCTATCGGCAAGTGCCTAGAGTGTGGCTGCGGTATGCCTGGTCAGGATCACGGTAAGACAACCGTTCAGATCCCTGGCAATAATGCAGGTATCGCTACAACAGCTAACGTATCAACAGCGACCATTATGACCCCAGAGCAAAACGCTGGGTCAATCAAGTCTGCAGAAGGCGAAGAGCCTGCAGAAGTAGCAGCTGAAGAAGCTGCACCAACTGAAGTTCTCAACGACGAAGTAGTAACCGAGATCGTTGAGAAAGCTGTAAAGACGGCGACTGAATCAGTCCGAGCAGAGATCGAGTCTCTAAAGTCTGCAACTAAGGCAGCTGAAGAGAAGGCGGTAGCTCTTGAGTCAGAGCTCGTAGCAGCAAAGTCGGCAGCAGCAGCTGGTGGGCCAAAGCGCACTGGACGTATTGCTGTCACACAAACAAACGAGCTAATGCTAAAGGCAGCGGAATATCGCGCTAAGGCAGCAGCAACATCTGACCCAATTCTGGTCAAGGGCTATAAGGCACTAGAGAAAGAGTTTCTCTCTAAGGCTGGCAAGTCTGACGACCAGGACTAATCAAACCGACCCTCTAAACAAAGGAATCCAAATTGGCTCTAACTCCTCCAAAGGCTACTGACCTCTTCTCAGACGTCAGCTCGCCAAAGAAGGCAGCAGCTCGTATGGACGAATACCAGGGTGAGCTCGCAAAGGCTCTCTCAGCTGGTACAAACGTTCCAGGACAAGCTCCTTCAGCAGATCCAGTCGCAGCTCTCGAAGCTATGGCTGCAACAAAGTCACTCACACCTGACGCTCTTGCTGGCCTTAATAACGCCATCTCAGCTCAGCGCCTTGCTATGCAGGATATTCAGAAGGATATCTCGCTTACTAGCCCACTCAGCACTTCTTTCGCTGCGTTCGACTTGGAAGCACCTGCAAAGCTCTTGACACCACGTCCTACACCTCTCCGTAACCGTATCCCTCGTAAGAAGGGCGTCGGTACTTCACACCGTATCAAGCGCATTACTGGTTACACAGGTACTGGTACTGGTGGACAAGGACAGATCTGGCCTGGCGTATCTGAAACTACAACTACTGCTTTCGGTTCAATCAACTTTGAGCGTGGCCCAAAGATCAGCTACACAGCGGACGATATTGTCCTTCCTTACAACTCCTACAGCCTCTCAGATAGCGTTTCATTCGACGCTAACTTCTCAGGCCTCGGATACCAGGATCTCCGTCAGCTATCTTCAACTTCTACCCTCTATGCAACAATGCTTATGGAAGAAAGAATGATGCTTATGGCTCGCGGTACTTCAACTGGCTACTCAGGCGCTCTTTCAGCTCCTACAGCTACAGCTGCTGGTGCAACAGCTTCAGGTTCAGTTACAGCTATCGCTGCTAACACCTACTACGTCTACGTCACAGCAGACGCTGGTGTATCTTCAACTGGTTTTGGTGAGTCGATCGTTTCTTCTGTCGCTACTGCTACAACCACTTCAGGTCAGGCTCTTGTCGTCACAGTTACACCTGTAACTGGCGCACTTGCTTACAACGTATATGTCGGTACAACTACTGGTGCAGCTAACGCTTACTACCAGGGTCGTACAACAGGTACAACCTTTACAGTCGGTGGCGCAGCTACTTCCTCAACAGGAAACCAGGGGCCTCTCAAGACCACTGGCGCAGTTGCCTCACGCGCTGCAGCTGATACTTCTGCTTATGCAACAGGATATGACGGAATCCTTCCTACTCTCCTCGGATCATCAAGCGGATTTATCAACAATATCGCTAGCACCTTCTCGAACACCAACCCAGGCACAGAGTTCCAGACAGTATTCGCTGGTCTCTACAACTCTGTAAAGGCTGATCCAGACGCTATCCTCATCAACGGTTCAGACCGTAAGCAGCTCTCTGACTCAATCAAGGGTGCAGCTAACGCTAACTACCGTCTCAACATCACNCAGGACGAGACNACAGGAGCAATCCTCGGTTCTGTCGTCGGTGGTATCGTCAATGAAGTNACNGGNAAGTCNGTNGATCTNATNGTCCANCCNTGGCTNCCACAGGGNGTAGCTCCAGTTATCTCTTGGACNCTCCCAATTCCTGACACAGAGGTTTCAGACGTATGGTCTAACTACCTCGTCCAGGACTATATGGGTATCCAGTGGCCTGTAACTCAGTTCGCTTATGAGTTCAGCACCTACTTCCGCGGTACCTTCTTCTGTCAGGCTCCTGCTTGGAACGGTATCGTTTCAGGTATTACAGCTGCATAGTCGAAAACTGAATAAGATAAGGGGAGGGAGCTTCGGCTCTCTCCCTTTATTACTTTGGAGGCAAAATGGCACGGTTAGTACCACGCGACGGTTTCGTTAAAGAGACAAACATCAAGAGTCAGTCAGGCGTTCGACGCTATAAAGCTGACAAAGGTGGAATGTATGAAGTCTCAAACCCTAAAGATATTGCAGCTCTCAAGAGCCAGGGTTTCGTAGAAGAGAATCTATCTAGGCACACTCCAGGCGACGCTCAACGCGGGTACACTTGTACCCAATGCGGTTTCGGCAGCTGGTTTAGAAAGTGCTCGCGCTGTGGGCATACCTACGAGTCCACACCACGCACGGACGGAGATATAGAGTATGGCAACGACGGTAATAACTAATAACACACCGTATTACCAGGACGACGAATATCTAACCCTTGCTGAATATAAAAACGCTCCTACAGCGATCGACTATAACAATCTCGTAGTCGGTGGCACCCAGGCTCAGCAGGACGCTGAGCTTCTATCCGTTATCGGGCGCGCAAGCTCCTGGATTAACACCCATCTTAACCAGTCACTGATCGCTCGCTCCGTAACAGAGCAGAAGCGTACGCGTATGACTCCTCAAGGTAATCTCATTATCCGTCCTGAGATTACCCCTCTTATTGCAATTAGCTCGCTCAGCTACGGGGCTACACCTACCAATTTAACGGTCGTAAATGACCTCACACCGCTTTGGTTCGAGTCGGATAAGGTGATCTATCCAATCGCCCAGACAAGCCTCTCATACAGCTCGCAGGGGCCTTTAGCCTTTGGCTTCCCACCCTCAACTGGATCTCAGATCTACGTCAATTACAACTACACAGCTGGCTACGTCAATACCACTGGCACAGGCGCAGCTGGATCAAAAAGCGTTACCGTCGCTAACCCTGTCGGTATCTTGCCTGGACAGGTTATTAACTTCTATGACGGTCAGTACAGCGAGCGCTTGCAGGTAGCTAATAACTACGTCTACGGTGCTAACCCAGTCACGCTTACTACAGCTATGGCTTACTCTCACACTAACGCAGCTTTTTCAGGTATGCCTGCAGCTGTTAAAGAAGCTGCGATCCTGGTGGTCACAGACTTCCTCAAGGTTCGCGGTGATAGCTCTATGACTATGGCAGTAACGACTCGACCTTCTTCTGGCCCTAGCGTCCAGGATATTATCGGCTCAGATCTGGCTATGGCTAAGGAGCTACTGCGCCCATTCCGTAAGGTTCGATAAATGGCAGGTCGCGCAGACGTACGAGCTACGCTCTTTAACTATCTCAAGACTGCAGGGATCGACCAGCTTAACCAGGTCTTTACCTCGTTTCCTAAGCGTATTAACTACCAGGTCAATGCAAAGCCTGGTCAGCTTTCCAGAGCTGCAGCTTTAATCTTTATCCAGAGCGAGCGCGAAAAGCGTATTGCTATTGGTGGAGCTCATAGTGGCTGGAAGCAAGTCGATTACACGGTAGTCCTACAGATCTTCCATCACTCAGTACAAAATAACGCTGAGGACTCAATGGCTGATTTTGATACACTTATAGACAACATCAAGGCAACGCTGCGAGCAGATCACAGGTTCGGTGATACGACTGGAAATCTGGTGTGGCAGGGTGCTGAGCCTGCGATCGACACTCTCTACGGAGAGCCTGTCACGTCAGACAACGGCGCTACTGACACTTTCGCAGAGATTCGTTTTGACGTTACTGAAATGATCCAGGCATAGGAGAAAAATGGCAAGCTACACCTACACAGGCGACGCAGCGCGAGAGTTTCCTACGCTTGCACTGACACTTAACCCAGGCGATACGTTCGACGCTCCAGCTGACTTTATTGCAGCTGACGTAGTACCAGCTTCAGGCAAAAAGGCAGCACCAGCAACACCAGCAACACCAGCAGTAAATCCAACACCAGCGTCAGCCCCGTCTGACTCAACAGCAGGAGCGTGAATAAGTGTCAGTACAAAATGCCCACCGTTCGTATATTGGAATTGCCAAAGAGACAACTAAAGGCACACCAGTAACACCTACTACCTTTATCCCTGTCCTAGCTTCAAGCTTGAAGCCAATGGACAAGTACGGCCCACTTTATGATGAGGGTCTACGCGGATCACTCGTCAAGAATTACAACTATGTCCAGGGTCGCGGTAACTCAACCTTTGATTTTGGTGGAGCTGTTTTCGCAGATACAGTCGGCTTCCCAATCGCAGGACTCCTCGGTGAGGACGTTCTCACAGGCGCTTCTGCTCCATACACCCACACTATTTCGCTCAAAAACGCTTCAGCTACAGGCGCAGACGCTCAGCCAGCTTCTTACACACTGACCGACTTCTACGCAGCTAACGTTCGCGCTTACGCTGGTATCCAATTCCACGATTTCTCTCTCAAGTTCACTTCTGAGGGACTTCTTGAATACGACGCAAAGAGCACTGGCTGGCTTTCAGCTACAGCTTCAACTCCTACCCCTAGCTTCTCAACTAACCTCCCAGTACCAGTCTGGTACGGCACAGTTTCAGTAGCTGGTACAACAGTCTCAAACGCTGTTACTGGAAACCTCGATATGAAGCGCCCAGTCACTCCTATCTTTGGTATCGGCAACACACAAAACCCTTACCAGGTATTCGTAGGAGCTCTCGAAGTCACAGGCAAGGTCACTTTCATTATGGAAAATGACACTCAGCTCACAAACTTCTTGACCAACACTCAGCCAGCTTTGGTCTTTAACTGGGCTCAAGGCTCAGGAGCTGCAGCTACACAGATCCAGGCAACTCTCACAAAGGGCGCCTACACAGCTGCTGCTATCGAGCGCTCAAAGGATTATGTCGAAATCACAGTAGACATTAACGCTCAAGGTAACCTCACAGACTCAGGTACCGTCGGATACTCACCTATCAAGTGGGTTATCCAAAATGCTAAGTCTGCTGCTTACCTCTAAACCCTAATATCGAGTAGGGGGATCACGGTTGATTTGCCTCGCCGTTGATTCCCCTACTCGCCTTTTATCCCCTAAGATATGGGTAACCTATTAGGAGGCAAAATGGCAAGCACAAAGATCACGCTCCCGTCTGGAGCTACAGTTACCCTCAAAGATCCGTCTACTCTTCGCGTTAAAGATCGCAACCGTGTTATCAAGGCTGGCGACGGTCTCACAGGTGAAATCGCTAAGGGCCTAG